TCGGACATCATCTCGACGGCTTTAATCGCCGAGACGTCGAGACTCGCAGCGATCAGCTGATCGGTGGTTGAGTCCGCAATCGCCTCGTCGAGACGGTATTCGCTCGTCCCGGTAAAAGTCTTGCTGTAGACTTCCTGCGTCCCCGGACTGACGATGGTCCACTTTTGTATGTAGTCTGCCATGGCTTATTCGATCTCGATTGGAGAGTCAGTCGTGAGCCCAGGGAGGTTGTTAAACTCCACGCCGGTCTCGTCCTCGGCGGTAACCTTCTCGAACCGATAGACGCCGTTGTAGCATCCGGCGGACGTGTCGCGATCGGCTCCGCGCACGTGCGGAGGTAGTTCGAGCTTTCCCGCGAACGAGAGGAATCGAAGGGAACCAGTAGCGAAGGTCTCGTCCCCGATCCGGAGCGGAGAGGAGTTGACCGAACCGCGAAACTGGACGATGTCTCTGAGGTCGTCCTTGGTCAGGTTTTCGACCGGTAGTGTGATGACTTGAATCATGGGTTAAGCGACCGTAAAGAGGACTCGGGTTGCGGGAGCATCGACCCAGCATTCAAAGGCCAGCATGGCGCTTGAGAACCGGGTGCCCTTGTTGACTTCGATCGCCTGCCGAACAAATGCGTTCGAGAATGTAAAGTCTTCGTTGGCGCCATCCAGGAGGAGTATCTGGACCTTCGTGTCCTGCCGCATCAGCGTCCCGAAAGCGGGTAATGTGCCGGCTGTCCCTGTAGTCCCGGCGAATGACGTTAGCTTTCGAAGCTGCGCCTTGTCGTACTTGGTGAGATCGGCCGAGACCGTGGCAATCGCGCCTACAATCTGAGCGTCCGAAGGTGCGCCGCTGGCGCCGCCGTACTCATCGGAGGGGACGTCAATCCACCGCGGCTCGATCCGGATCTGGACGCCGTCGCGGGAGTAACCGATTTGGAGGCTGTTGAAGGTGACAATCACCGGTCCAGCGACGATATGTTCCATTGCCATGGGGGATTACCTGTTTTTGAAAGTGCGGCGGCGAGGGTAAAACCGTCCGCGAGCCGTGTCGACGAACAGGCTCCAATCGGACTCTATCTCTGACCTGGTGACGGTCTGAACCTTTGGTGTTCCCGCGTCAGTTGCCCGTGGGACGTTAAATACTTCCTCGCCTGTAAGGAGCGTCTTGATCGCTTCGTCGCTTTCCTCACGGGCTCCCTTTCTTGCTGACGAGTCGTTGTCCCGCTGGGGTTTCGCTCGCCAGATTTCCCAAAAAGCCACGGAGCAAGTCAGGGTCTTAAGGTACTCCGACGAATCCTCGTCATAGTCGGCGTGCCCAGAGTCCTGCATATTCGTTATGTCGGAGATCGTGTACCGCTCCGCACGCAAGAGCGCCGCTTTCATTCGCCCAGTGGCGGACTTGAGCGCCGCGAGCATGCGGGTGTTCGCGGCCATATTTCCGGTCGTTACCCGCGTCCCGTCATCCGCCAACAAGTCACCCAGGGTACGGCTGTCGTACCGGGCGGTCATGTCTGCGGAATCGGCGAATACAGCCACATGCTGTCCCTCGTAAAAAGGGAAGCCTAACCCCCACCCAAACAGGGCTAGGCTCCCCAGCGGGGCGGTGAACCCGTACGAATCAGTCGGTCGCTGCGGTGAAGAGGAAGCCGCTGATGAAGGCAACTCCGATCGAAGCGAAGTCGTCAACAACGCGTCCCAGGTGACGGCGGTTGTCACGGTCATGCTTCGACTCAACGGTCATTTCTTCCTTGAGGAAGATGCTGATAGTGGAGAACGACGGGGCGCCTTCGATGCCTTCGAGGCCACCGACTCGGCTGCACACAAAGGGAGTCGTGTCGGGCAGCACGTAGCTCGTCGCTTTCGTGGCACCCTTTTTACTCGTCACCTTCACAGAGTCTTCGATGACAACCTTGTATCCGTACAGATTTTCCGGAAGCCCGAAACGATTTGCACGACTGAGGGTTTTCGTTAACTCCTTCTCGGCGGAAGGCGATCCCTTGACGTGATCGACGATTTCCTGGCTGAGCGCAATCTTTTTCGCACAGCCGGGACTCATCACAACCATCAGGTCCTCGGGCTTAACCGCTCCGAGAGTGGCTTTGAGGACCGTCTCGGAAGCATGGTCCAAGGACCGCTTGATGTCCTTGCGAGCCGTCGTGCTGACGTCCCATTTTCCGGTGACGCCGGTAATCGAAGACACGGCTGACGTATGCGCGGCCGCATAGCTGCCGGAGGTCGTCGCGGCGGTAATGGCCGTTTGCGTCCGCCACGTCATGCACCGCTGCGCGGCGTAACGAGCGTGGTGGGCAAGGACGTCCCAGGATGCCTGTTCGGCAGCCAGTTCGCCCATGCGGAACGGGAACGCGTAACGCTTTGTCACGTAGGACTGCCAAGAGAACGTTTCAAGGTTCCCATAACCGGTTGGCGCTTCACCCTCGTCAGGCCAGTAAAAGTCCCCTCCCGTGGTATCGAGGATTCTCCCAGCCTGCTCGACCGTCATCTGCACATACCGGCCTTCGTTCTTGTCGACCGGGATGTATTGCGCCCATTCGGAAAGGGCGAACGAGTCGGGATTTCTAGAGAAATCTGTTACAAGATTCCCCGAAGATGCATGTGAGGGAATATACGTCGTATATTGCCCAGGCGTGCTGGTAGGCATAGTTTCGCTGTCCTTATGTCAGGGAGTCGGTAGGCACAATTGAACAAGTCGCCCCGACACTTACGCGGGAACGGAGAACAGAACGATCTGGACTTTGATTAGGTCGCCGTCTACGCCACTTTCGAGCGCGATAGCAGCAGCGACAGCCGCGGCGCCTGCCGTGACTCCCTTACCGGCGTTGTCCGGCTTAATGAAGTCGCCGGCCGTGACGGTTCCGCCGAGTTTCAGGAGTGGATCTTCGGTGTAGCCGAAGATGCGCACGTGATCTCCCGATTCGGCGTGCAGATCGCTACCGCCGGTTTGAGGTGCGTTTTTCGTCGACTCGTCAGAAATGCCAAGGATCTTCGTATCCCCGGAGTTACTTTCCACGACGGTGTACCGGGCGGTTGTGTCGATCGTGACAAAACGGCTCGGGTTGATGTCTCCGCCAGCCACCAGTGGGACGTTTACGGACATGTGTTCTGACTCCTGTCTTTTCTCGTGTTGGAAACAAAAAAAGCCCGACGCGCAGCCACCAGGAGGGGCTTTGTGTCGGGCTCTAGCTTTGAGAGTACCGGTCGTATTATCGAAGCTTTATCAGGCTTTACCGTTTCCGTTAACGCCTGCGAATAGGGTTGTCTCGTTGATTTCGCCCTTGTTATCGATCAGATTGCCAAGGACCTTCTTGTAGGTGATCGGCCTTCCTGATTCGCGATACCGGAGAACCGCCTTGGTCGCTTGTTCGGCGTGCTGCTCTTCGGCGATGGCGTTGTCGTTGTCGGTCTTCGATGGCTTCCTCTTGTTCCTGGCCATCGCGTCAACTGGGACGTTGAAATCACCCGTCACCTTGGCGTACCTGGTCGGAATGACTTCGCTCACATGACGCTCGAACTGCTCATCGGTGAAGTCGTTGGTCAGGTCGAGTTCGTCCTCGGGGTTAAACACGAACCCCTGGCTTTCCAGTCGCATCAACTCCGCCTCACGCTTGGAGTACTGCGCGGCTTTCTGGTGCTCGGCCACCTCATCGTCCTGAAGGTCCTTCGCGGCTTGAAGCTTGGCGTACCGATTGCGAAGTGACGTGTTTTCACGAACCAATTTGGAGTACTTCGTTTTGAGACCGTCGCGCTCCTTTACGGTCTTCTGGTACAGCTGAACCGTGGGCTTCCGTCCTTTGCGGTTCTTTTGCGGAGCAGTCGCTTTGCCGTCGCTCATTTCGTCCTCGTTCATGGATCCTGAGGGCGAAGAGTCGCCCGGTTTCTCGGTAAGATCATCACCCGGCAGTGGGCTCTTTGCGTACCGAGCCGAGTACTTGTCTTTTTCGTCCTGGTCGTCACACATGTACTTGAAGTACTTGCCCAGCATTTCCTTGTCCTCGTCGTCGAGGCCGTTCATGTACTGGTCGCACTTGGCGTAGGGCGAGCTTAATGTCGGGCTGCCGGACAGTGCCGCAGAAAGTCCTCCACTCCCAGGGGAAGCAGACGCACCCATCGCGTACTTCATGTATTGCCGGCCAAGCCCGCGTGCATAAAGCTGATCGTCCTCGTCGAGGTCCAATTCGTCTTCGCCACCGGCTTCGGGGGGCAAGCCTTCGTCCATTGGCATCTCGTCGTCGAGTTCGCCTCCGAGGTCACCTTCGTCCGGGAGTTCGTCGGTGAGTTCCATACCGCCAAAGTCCTCGGGTCCACCAGCCATATCCTCTTCCATGCCTGGATCGATTCCGCCCATTTCCGGTTCCATCGGCGGAGCCGCAGCCATCGGATCAATCGGCGGAGCGCCCATCGGGTCGGCTTCGGGTCCGGCGAGCGAGGGGTCCTCCATGTCCATTTCCGGCTCGGTGTCTTCGACAACGGACGTTGCCATGGCAATCTTGGCGTCGATAACGGGAGTCATCGCTTCGACAATCTGCTGGATATCCACTTGGGAAAGTGACGGTGTTTCGAGTGGCATTGATTCACCTTTATCGTGTCGTTTGGGTCGTGAAACCGATCCGGGGATGAATGTGTTTCCGCCTCCGGGCGTGCTGGAAACTTCCTGGTACTTCAGCTGTTGCCCGGATTTCCGCTTGGAATACCGCATGGGACCCGGCGCGCAGTACCTCTGGGGAACCGACCCGGGAGT